CACCCGCAACACCATGACCTGCCCACCATTGGCAAGCAATTGAGCGCTGGGCGTGAAGGTTCCAGAACTGGTGAAGTCTTGGTAGCGCAGCTTGCCGCCGCCACCACTTAAAAACTGAGAAAGACTACTCATAGCAAAATCCATCCTCTCGTTGCATCAGCAAACATTAAAGTTATAGCGGCATTAGTATCGTCTAGCGTCATGTTCTCGGCCAAACCCATAATATTTTGGCTGTTTCGACCTACGATAGCTGTGGTAACTCCGCTCCTATTGACGACTTTAACCCAATCACCGGAAGAAGGAGAAATGGGTAGCGTTAGCGTGAGAGTGGCCGTCAGCACGTAAGTGCGTGATTTTACCGCTGTGGTGTTGCCGCTGATAACAGATACTGTTTCGTCGTAGTCAAGTGTGCCTGTGATCGTTACGTTTGGTGCGATCAAAGGCCCGGTCATCGTGTCACCTGCCTTGGCGACATAGGAGCCAGCCCCTAGGTTGGTAGTCAACCAAGCAGAACCACTCCAAAACCGTAACTCGCTAACGCTGCTGTTCCAGTACATCGCCCCAGCCAAAAGCGCGTTACCGTCATTGTCAAGTGTTGGGTCTGAAGCCTTAGTGCCTAGGTATCGGTCATCGAAACTGTCAAACGAAGCTGCAGCAGCGTCTGCTGAAGCAAGTGCCTCGGCGGCTTTGGTGGTAGCGGTATTCGCACCTGTAGTAGCAATACCAGCCTGAGTCGTAGCAATATCTGCCTGTGTGGTAGCAGTAGAAGCTGCCGCCGAGGCAGTCACTTCATCAGCATTGACATCAACAGCAAGTGCGTTAGCCTCAGACTGAAACGCAGGTAGAGCAGCAAGAAAAGCGTCGGCCCGTACCGCAAAGTTTGCGGGGTCTTGCCTTGTTGGCGGTGTAGGTAGTGCGGTAATTGGCATTATATGAGTCCTTCAATCTCCAATGAGCAGTAAGAAACAGTGGCGTAAGCGATGTCTGTAGAAAAATCCTTGTAGAAACCAAACATCACTAAGGCTTCTTCCCCAATAGGGTCTTCTGTGCCTATCCATACGGCAGGAGTGGCACGTAAATCGTAAAGCGCACGCTGTGTGCGATTTAGTTGGGCATTGTCTACCCAAACTCGAACGTTCATACGCTTACTAAACGCTCGCTGCAGAAACGTGGTATTACCGAAGTCGTCAGTCTCTTTAATAGAGTAGTCTATGATTCCAGAACTTGCACCAAACTCAGAAGTACCTAATATAAAGATACTACCAAACGACATAATGCCTACTTTTGCGTCTGAAGAACCGTGGTCTACGACAACACTCACGTGAGAAGACGCAAAAGGAGGAATACCTGTAAACAGAGCCTGGGTACGTAAAAAAGTTGGGTCAAAGAAAAAATACTCGTACCAATCAGTCAGGACTGAGCCGTCAAGGTATTGAGTGTCTTCGTAGACTATGGGACCAGCTAACCCATCACGGACTGTGACATCAACACGGCCTGCTGCAAGGTTGCCAAAATAGATAGAGTCAATAACACCTGTGGCAACAGTAACGTTAAGTGATGAAGGGCGGATTGTCTGTGTACTGCCTTGGTTGTCGAACATCGCATGGATATTGTCAGGGCCAGTAAGAAGCCACGACGAAGGAGAAGTATCCGGCTGATTTCCAAGGTTACTGTTTACCAGGGAGATGTAGTAGTTAGTACCGTAGTCAACAACGAAATCTTTAGCGTAACTTGTATCAACAGACCAAGCAGGCGCTGATTCGACCGCATTGGTCGAAATCAGCATACTTGGAGAAAAGACTGTAGGACGCAGAACTTTCATTATGCCACCACGGTAACTTGCATAGACTCACCGTTGCGGGTGATACGGTCAAGCAAGCGTTGAGTCTTGCCGGTGTTGACTGCTGTTGCCCGAACCTCTGCCCGCATTTCGTCAATCTCTTGTCGAAGGGCGGCAATTTCGGCTGCTGCAGCGCTGTCCCCAGCCAAAATGTCCTGGGTTTGGCCGTTATTGTACACGCGACCGGCAGGCATATGGACAAGTTCTGGGCCTTGTTCGCCAACCATCGCCCAACCGCCAGTATGGACGCCGCCTGTGGCAAACTTTCGGCCTTCAGCGATACCGTAGGTGGCGAAATGCCAAGCAAGGTAGTCACTGAAGTTGGTAGGCTGCTTGTAGTATTCGATGGCCTCTTGGTTGGCATCGAAGAATGCGCGAATATCTGGGTTCTTTGCAGCGTAGCTCGATGGCGTCCACACACCACCAGTCAGAGTCGATGTGTTGGCTCCACTTTGGCTACGGTAGTTCCAGCTGTTTCCCGAACCAGTAGCGGTTGCTGCATGAACATTACCGAGTGAGTCGGTGGTAGTCATGTTCTTAAACATCTGTGCAGGTGTCGCAGGTTTGTAAACGCCACCGCCGCCACCGCCACCGCCGCCACCGCTTCCGATATTTCCCGGCATCTGCAGCGCTGCGTTAAATGCTGCAAGTGCGTCAGCAACAGACAGGACACTGCTGTTGATTCCATTAAGTGCGTCAAGTTGCAGCTGTGCTGTTTTAAGAATCTCGTCCAGAGACTCCAACTGAGATTCAAGAGCCGTAATCTGCGGGTCTGCTACATCAGCGATAGCGTCCAGCTGCGCAGCCGCAGAGAGCTTTGCAAGGTCGTAGTCAAGTTTTGTTGCGTACTTGTTGGTAGTCAGCTGCTCTTTAAGAACTTCGACGGCTTCCTCTAGCATGTCAGCGTCGGGCATATAGCCAGTCAGCTGTGCATTCTGTGCGGCATTAGCTATGAAAGCCTGAGCCTGCACCAGACTCATTCCAGAGTCACCCTTGAAGCCGTAAAGCTCGTTGGAGGCCTGTCTAGCGATGTCACGCACACGAGTCAACGAGTCAAGTTGTTCTTGTGCAAGTTCTCTTTGCGCCTCTACTGCTTTTTGGAGTGCGTCGAATGCGTCTTGGGCTGCGTCACGTGCAGCGTCGGCTGCTTCGTTGGAGTCTTTAACGATAGGAGTGTAGGAAGGCAGGGTCGGTGCATTGTACCCGCTGAACAAAGCAGCCACACTGGTACCGATTTCCCCCATCATTTGCTGAATAGCCGGGTCGTTCAAGACCTGACCAATAGCAGCAAGAGCTACTTTAGCTTGCTCAACCACTGCACTGATAGACGCGCTACTGACCAAACCAGTCACGCTCTGTCCAGTCAAAGCAGCCTGAATGATTGGACTGATGATACCTTGCGTGAGAATATTCGTGATCTGCTGTGCCGCGCCTTGAGCCAAAGCATTGTAAATGCCGTTGGTGATGATGTCAGCAACCTTGCCACCAGCTTCTGAGCCAGAGATACGGCCCAACAACCCTTCTTGGATGGTGTCAGCCATACCACCTACAAAACTGTCTACAGCATTACGTATAGCGTTGTCTGTCATAGCTTGTTCCCAGGCTTCTACAGATGCGATATTAGAGTCAGTAGCCTGCCCAAGCTCCGTCAGCTGCGCAACATATTCTTGAGACTTTTGCTTTATACTGGCAAGTTCTGCGTTTAGTGGGGACAGGCCCAACGTCGCCACTTCGCTGTCTAACCCTCCAAGAAGCGCCTCAGCTTGAAGGCGTTTGGTCTCAAGAATGTTCGCCAACATAGCTTCGCGCCAAGCGTCAACTGCAGCAACGTTTGCTACCGTAGCCTGTCCAAGCTCAACCAGCTGGGCTTTGTATTCGTCAGCCTGATCGTTTACATTCGCCAACTCTTTCTGCAGATCGCTCAAACCTAAGCTGGCAACTTCTTTGCCAAGTTTTCGCAACATAGCTGTAGCGTCTTCGGTTTGCTGCTGTTGATAGTTGCTGTTTATGTTCTCCAACATAGCGTTCTTCCACGCATCTACAACCGCAATGTTTTCGGTTGTGGCCTGTCCAAGGCTAACGAGTTGAATAACGTACTCAGCAGCTTTAGCTGTTACAGCGTTAAGTTGAAGCTGTATGTCACTCAAACCAAGATTAGAGACTTCAAGTTTCAGGCCGCTAACGAGCGTCTGTGCCTGCGCTTGCTTCCCTGCTGTAATGTTTGCCACCATTGCTGCACGCCAAGCCTCAACTGCCGCAATATTTTCAGTAGAAGCCTGCCCCAAAGCGACCAGCTGTGCAGTGTATTCGGCGGCTCTCTCGTTTACAGAGTTGAATTCTTTCTCTAGCTCAGTCAAACCTAAGTCAATGACTTCCCGATTCAGGCCACCCAACAGAGTGCCTGCCTCTGCCTTCTTTGCTGCTGCAATGTTGTCAAGCATCGCCTGCTTCCAAGATTCGACTGCGGCAATATTTGCAGCAGAGGCTTGACCAAGCGTAACGAGTTGTGCAGTGTATTCCGCAGCTTTGTCGTTTACGGCTTTAATTTCTCTCTGGAGGTCAGTAAGGCTCAAATCGGCAACTTCGCCGTTGAGACCTAAGATAAGGCTTGCTGCTTCTGCAGCTTTCTCAGCGGCAGCTGCCCCTGCTTCCGTCACCTGATTAAAGGCAGGAGCCAGTTTGAGTAGCATGGCGTAGTTGTCACGTCCTGCCTCAGTGTTTAGGTCTTGAGCCTCTACCAAAGCACGGTACTCAGCGTTCGTGGTAGGCAACGTCAGATTCATACCTGCAAACTGACTACTCAGATTGCGCGTAATTGCTGCAGCACGTTCAGCTTCAGTGTAGTAGGTCTGGAAATAGGCCTGATGGGCGCCGGCGAAGCTATCTTGCCCACCAAAAGCGTCAACAATGGAGGATGCGAAAGCTCCACTGGCAACAGAAGCGGTCAACAAGTCTTTACCCATAGTGGCAAAAGCTTCATTGACCAAGACCAAGCTAGATGACAGACGAGCTACTGTCTGTGTCGCAGTTTCACCGTCTTTAGCCAACTCCGCCGCTGCGTCTTTACCGCCAAGCATCCACTCTGACACAGCATCCTGCATGTCAGAAGTCCAAGTCGAAACAGCTTTAGTCAGGTCTTCGCCAAGTTCTCGATTGACGTACTCTGAAACTGTTTCCCCATTGATGGTGACATCGAAGTACCCGAAAGCATTCTTGTTTTTGGCCTCACCGTTGGTATTGGCAGCAAAACCTGCGTCAATACCTACCGCAATGTTCATGCCCAACAATTTAGCCTGCTCAGTGGAGGACTTAATCACACCCTCAACAGCAGTCTTTGCCAGCTTTTCCATTTCGGGTGTGGCCCGCTTGACCAAATCGCGTGCTGCTGCTTCACCACCAGTAACTGCAAGAGCAGCGTCCATGCCAGTCTTTCCACTGGAAGAGTAGAAGCCACCTGTATGTTGTTCGCCAGGAGTTTTGAAACTCTTAACCAACGACACCACAGCACCAAGAGCGGCAAGGTATGGCGCGACAGTGGCGATGGTTGACATGAGGCTACCGGCAGCAGTGCCTACACCAGCCCACCCGCCGTTACCGGCAATCAACGCACCAAGCGCATCACCGCCTGCGGCACCCACAAGGTTTGCTGCCCCCAGGGAAGCGGCAGACGCACCGGCTGTGAAGCCTCCGTAGGCCTGCAAGGCTGTGCCCAAAGAGCCGAAGCCGTCGAGTGCGCTGGAGCCGCCAGCGCTGGAGCCTCCCGCAGCAGCGCCTCCAGGGATGAGCATACCTAGGCCACGCATTGCCATATTGGCTACGACATCGACCACCAACTTGATAGGTTTCTTCAACTCATTTACCACCAAGTCTCGCAACTTTTTACGGCCAGCCTTTCCTCCCTCAAGCAAGCCCGTCATAATTGAGTCGGCCACCCCGTCTTGCAGTCGCTTGGCTTCTTCCTTGCCAAACTTAGTGAGCGCGTCTTCTCCTGCCTTGCCGGTACCTTTACCTTGGGCTTCGCGCAGCTTGTCAAGTTCTTCGCGGTAGACTCGAATCTTCTCACGCAGAGCGTCGAATTCAATCTGTTGCTCTGCTCCAAGTGCGCCAGAGGACGCTTCAAGCTCAATAAAAAATTCCCAAGACTTGTTCAGCAAATCCAGTTGCCGTTCAGTCTTCTCAATCTCAGGTTGCAGACGCTCAAACTCAGTCGCGGTGGCCTGAATGTATGCGGCCTGCTCAGGAGAAGCGTAGCGCAGCTGGTCCTCAACAGCGGTGGCCCTGCCTTGCTGGGCTGCGCGATTCTCTTCCTTCTTCCAGAATTCCTCAAACTGCCTCTCCAAAGCAATCAGTTCACCTTTGGCTTTGTTGGCGCTCATTGTCAAGCGTTCGAAAGCGTTGTCTTTGATTGCCTTGCCATCCTGCGCCATCTTGGCAATGGTCGTGTTGTAGTCACGTCCAATATTTGCCATTGCAGTCTGAGTATCCGCCAGCTGCTTTCGGTACTGTTCTGCTGTCGCGGCAGGGTTCTTCTCTACCCACTCAGAGAAGGAATCAGACAAAGCCTCTGCCTGAGTTTCGTAAGCTTTTTTATACTTCTCAGCACCGACGATAAGGGCTTGTAACTGTTTGTCTTCAGCTTCTTTAGTGAGCGCGATTTCGCGCATCACGAACTCACCCTGGCTAATCAGCTGGTTGTCAGCCTGCGACTTCAGTAGGCGCTGCTTGCTATCGTAGTGGGTCTTGATCGCAGCAAGTTCGTTGCGGTTGGCCTCTTCCGTTTCTTTCATCAGATTTTGACGGACTGCGCTGACTGCTTTGAGGGCGGTCTTGTCACCGCCGTAAGGGTCGATAGGCTTATACGTATTCGGGCCAACACGAGCAGCTTCGATAGCCGCTTTGATAGCCGCTTGACGACGCACTTCGTCTGCGTTTTCTTGGGCAGCATTTTTCAGTGACTGCTTTGCAGAGTCCATTCTGGCGTCTTGCGCCATGTTGTTTTGAACTAACTTCCACAAATCATCGCGTGCGGTTTCTACACGCTTGGCCAAGATAACCAACTCTCTAGCACCTGCACCAGTTTGGGCAAAAGGTGTAGCAGCAAGTTTGTCGTAGTCAGACTGCGCTTTACCGATGTTAGCCCTGGCAGAGTTTATCGCACCACGACGAGAGTCTTGGGCTGCGTCGGCAAGTTTTCTACCTTCACGCTGTGCGCGAAGCTCGTCCACACTGATGTTGAGGCGCATTGCCTCAGTGTTTTCGTTCAGGCGTTTTGTTTCCTCTTCCAGCTTCGCAATGAGTTGGTCGTGATAGCCGGAGGTAGCCGCCTGCTCAGTAGATTTATTGGCCTTATCGGTATAAATGCTGTATAGCTGCCAAGCAGTGTATGCAACAGTCAGCACGGCTGTGATAGGGTTAAACAACCCAATCAAACGTGTAAACAGGGTAGAAGCAGCAACAGCCTTAATCGTCAGGCCTGTAAACGCAGCGGTCATGCCTGCAACAGCCATCGTGATACTGTTGAAGATTCCGAGTACGATTTGAGTGCCCTTGAACAGAGCAAATGCAGCGGCAAGTTTTGTCAGCGTGCCGATATTCTCTACAATAGCAATGGTCAGGCTGCTGACCAACTGCATAAGCGTGGCAAGTCCTGTCTTAAACTCTTCAGACGCGAATGCTTCTTTCAGTCGTGCAGTAACTTGCAAGATCACTGGAGCCAAACCATTGAAGGCTTCCACTAGGGTTGCCTGCAAAGAGGCAGTCACCGACTTCATCTGGTTCAGCGGAGTCATTGCCATTTCAGCAGCAGCGTTCGCCATGAAGCCTGCAGAATCTACGATACGTGCTTTGAGTTTCTCCAACTCAGTCATCGTAGTTGTGCCTACCTCTTTTGCCACACGTGTAGCGAGGTCGCGCAACTCAATCAGCGGCTTAGCGCCACGCTCAGAAAGCACATCCCGCAGCAGCGCTTTCTTTTCGAGGCCGGTGGAGAGGTCACTCATAACCCGGTCAAATTCCATCACCATAGAAATGATGTCTTTGAATTGACCGTTCTGGTCGCGTAGCTTCATCCCCACGCTTTCCATTGCCTTAGCGACTTTCGGGGTACGTTCGCTCAAGTCAGCGTACATGTTTCGCAGAGCGGTACCTGCAGCCGAACCCTGAATACCAAGGTTGGAGAGTGCAGCCAAGCCGACACCAACGTCCTCTAGCGAAATTCCGTACTGTTTGTTGATCACAGAGGCGGTCTTAAACGCTTCTCCGATAGACTCCACAGAGGACTTAGATACTGCCGCTGTTTTAGCGATAATGTCACCAACGTAGTTGTACCCGGTAGCCGCGATACCAAACGCAGTTGCCACTGAAGTCATCACATCAGCAGCAGTTTTAAGGTCAGTAGTGCCAGCAACTGCGAAGTTCAGTACATCCTTGATGGCAGAGCCAACAGAGGCAGCGTCCAGACCAGCCAGCGACAATGTTTTCATCGCGTCTGCGATGGCCTGGGGACCGAATGGCCCACTACGAGCCAGTTCCAGCATCTGATCGTTCAGGGCTGCGACAGAGGCTGTGGTTTCCTGCGACAGCACACGAATGGTTTCCATCGTGTTCTGCACTTCAGCGCCCATCGTCACAACCGATTTCACACCGTAGCTGATAGCCGCGCCAGTAAACAGCGGGGCAAGGTTGCCCCAGGTGAGCCACAGCAGGTTAAAGCCAGAGGCAAGTCCTCGGGCCATAGAGTGTGCGTCGTTGCCGTCAACGGTCATGGCACGGAAGACGCGACCCAAGGCGCTGCCTTTCTTACCTGCGTCATCCATCGCACCGCTGCCTTCGCGCAGTCGTGCGAAGAAACCCTTGGTTGCGTTACCTGCTTTTTCTTCTTCTTGGTAGAACTGACGCATACTGCCCATAGCTTCGGCGTACTTCATGTCGCCAAGGTCCATGCGGCTAATCTTCATAGGCGTCTGCTGAATAGCACTCGCCATCTGAGCTTTCAGCTGTGCAGCGAAAGTCTTCATTTCCGCCCTACTCGGCAGGCCGAAAAGGCTTCGGGTGTCTTCTTCTGTCATCTTAGACGCAGACGCTGCCCGCAGCTTTTCTTTCGCCATCGACTCCTGCATCTGCGACTTGATCTGAGCCGCAAGTTGCACCATCGAGTCACGATCAGGCATACCCAGCAACGCACGTGTATCGTCAACCGACATACGAGTAGCAGACTTACCCCGCAGACCTTCCGTCTTGAGTGCGTCTTGCATCTGCGACTTAATTTGCGCAGCAAGTTGCACCATCGAGTCACGATCAGGCATACCCAGCAACGCACGTGTATCGTCAACCGACATCTTCGTGGCAGACTTAGCCCGTTGACCTTCAGTCTTCAGTGCGTCTTGCATCTGCGACTTAATCTGTGCAGCAAGCTGCACCATCGAGTCACGATCAGGCATACCCAGCAACGCACGTGTATCGTCAACCGACATCTTCGTGGCAGACTTAGCCCGTTGACCTTCAGTCTTCAGTGCGTCTTGCATCTGCGACTTAATCTGTGCAGCAAGCTGCACCATCGAGTCACGATCAGGCATACCCAGCAACGCACGTGTATCGTCAACCGACATTCGTGTGGCCTGCTTGCCTCGCATGTTTTGGCTCCCTACCTGCAGCCTGAGCATGTTGTGGTAGCCTGCAAGGTCTTGCTGTAGCGCCTTAAGGTTGGCCTTAGCCGACTTACTGAGCGCGGTGGTTTCTTTTTCAACGACGGCGGCAGAGTCTTTCATACCCTGAGCAACGCCTACACCGGCAGCAGCGCCTGCAGCCACGCCGCCGCTTTGCATCACAGCAGCAAGTTGCTTGAACTCGTTCTTCAGCAGCCGTTCCAGACCCTTGAAATTGTCACCGATGCCTTTACGCATTTCTGCAGTCGCATCCGTGAAGCCTTTAGCGGCAGTGGCAAGTTCTTCCAGGGCAGAGCCTTTGCCTTTGAGGCCTACCAGAATCTTGCGCAACTCTTCTAGCGACTTTCCAGACCCGGCACCAGCGTTGAGCGTGCCTGTCAACTTGTCAATTACATTGCCAAGTTTGTCGAGGTCTTGTACGCCTTTTACTTCAATGGTGTAACTAAGATCGGACATGAAAAAGCCCAGCTGGTCGAGTTAGAATCCTTCGGATTCTACCGGCGACGGCTGGGCTTGAGGGCTGGCTTTGGCTTGGACTTGGACTTTTCAGCGTCAATCTTGTTCCGCTTTGCAACTTCTGAGAGCCACGCCCTGTCTATTAGAGTCATGGTGTCGTAGAAGCCATCAAAGTCAAGCATTCGAAACGCTGACCAGTAGGCGTGAATATCAGAGGTAGTCAGGGGTAGTGGGTGCCCTTGCTCGTATCTTCTATCCCTACTTAATTCCTTGAAACAGTCATAGTACCAGAACAGGCGCTCTGGCATCGAAGGTCTACTTTGCAGGGCTTGAGGGGTGATACCGCTTTCGGCTTGAAAGTCCAAAAGCTTCTGGACTTTATCTCCCCACTCAAGCTGCCATGCAAATAGCGCAGTTAGTTTTTTTCGTCTTCTTCGTCTTTGACTGCCTTGTACTGTGCTTCGTCTTTGGCTTGGGTATCGACCCATTCACGGAAGCCGTCGATGGCAAGCAGCTTCTTGGCGTTTTCTTGGCTGTACTCCAGAGCCTCGCCCTTCAGTTGCACATCGCCCTTCCAGCCGATCAGGATGGTCTTGGCCATGAGGTCGATCATCAGTTCGCGGCTCTTGGCTTCGGCAACTTCGCCGCCTTGTTCCAGCATACGGCCATGCTTCTTGAACACAACTTGCGCGTGCTTTCGGAAGTTTTTGTTGCCGTTCTTGGCGATGCAGAATTCGATGTCGCCACGGTAGGGAACCCAGACGCCATCAAGGGCGGCGGTTTCGTTCACGGCGAAGTCGTTGAAGATGTCAACTGCGTTGGTCATTGGTTTCTCCTGTGGATGACGCGCCCTCGATTGGGCCACGCTATTGTACACGCCCAAACGCAAAAAGCCCCCTACCTTTCGATAGGGGGCAAGCAGGTTTTTCTTCAACCCACAGGAGACAACTCTTACAGGGTGACGGCAGCGCCCAGGCGGTCCACGAACAGAACCTTGCGCAGTGCGGCGGTGGCGTTGCCGTTGTCCAGCAGGCCGGTGACGCTGATGGAAGCCATCAAGTCGGCATCCTTGCCGCCAGCGTTGACGGTGTAGCTGGAAATGTTGGCCTTGGGGATGGTGAAGACGTACCCGTTGCCGTCAACGTCGAAAGCCGTGAAGGCAATTTCAGCGTTGGTGTTCGCCAGGAACTCGTCGTAGAAAGCACGACCCGAAGCGAAGTACACTTCGATGTCAGCAGTCAGGTTGATGGTGCCCGAACCGATGCCCACGGCACCGAGGGTGCAGATGGCGTTCTGCATACGCAGAGCGTTGTCGTAAGACAGCGAAATACTGTTCACGAACGTACCGGCCAGCGGAGCGCCTTCATACCACAGAGCGCAAGATGTGCCCGACACACCAGACATGATCTGGTAAGCCTGGGAGGCCACCGGAGTGCCAGGAAGGTTGGTGCTAGAGTCAGCCACAGCATCCTTACCCATGAAGGAGAACTCCAGGGTGGACAGCGAACCCGAAGCAATGTTCAAGCTCATGGAGCTTGCAGTCATGCCGGTGTAGGCAAAGAACTCGCTGGTGTCACCCGACTCACGCTCCAGCACGTAGGAAGGCTGGGTCACACCGTTGGTCAGGCGTGCGGTATGCACGACAGTGGCAGCATAGGGGCCACCGACCACAGCAGGGGTGCCGGGGTCCAGGGTGATGACGGTGGAGGTGGGAGCCACAGTCTTGCTCACACGCAGCAGTTTGTTGTCGTTGGCCGTGCCAGTACCACGCACCGTGAACCACTGACCGGGCTTGAGAGTGGTGAAGGCGCTGCCACCAGTGGGGGCCACAGCAGCAGTAATGTCGGTGGCGGTGAAGGTACCAGAGAAAGAAGTACCGACACCGTCGGTGCCGTATGCGGCCCAGGCGTCTTGCAGCACGGCAGAGAAGAACTCGTCGTACTCGGCATACGACAGTTCGGCGTTGACGCCACCGCTGGCCTCAGCAGACACGGCCACCATGCTCGACACTGCGCGGGTGGAGTTGATTTCAGCCGACTGCTCTTTGTTGAGCGTGAAGTTCAGCGACTCACCAGTGACGCGCAACTCTTTCGGGTTGCCAGCGACAGGAATCACGCCGAACTGCGATTCTTTGATGTAGCGTACTTGGACGCGAGAGGTAGATGCGAGTGCCATTTGACGTTCTCCAAAAGTGAGGTGAGAATAACCGGGGAATCGGGAGGTAGCAACTCACAGTGCTACACTATTAGGTTGTTGAGGTTACAGCTGTTAGCGTAGTGACGTTAAAGCACATCGAACCAGAACGGTATGAGTGCGACTTCATTGTCCCAGCCCTCTTTCGGGGGTTTAGAAGTGAACCTAGCTGCGTAGGTTCGAACAGGTGGAAATGCGTCTGTCTGATGCAGTGTAGGGTAGAAGTGCTGAAGCAAGTCGTTTGCCTGCTTGCTTCCTTGGCCTTGCTTGACATTGGCTTCAAGTTCGATCATGCCCATGAGGCGATGCCCGCCGTTCTGGCCCAGGGCAAGTTGCTCACCGCCCATGTACTTAATCCGCACGCACAGGAACGGGTTGCTCTGTGTAGCGCGGTTGACCGCAATACGGTTGTCGTACTCGACCAGCAAAGGGTAGGGTGCCCAGGTGGCTTTGAGAGCCTCTACCGCAGTGACTACGGCAACTCGTGCGTCTTCTCTTGTTGCCATATCAAACCGCCAATCGTTTCAGGGTGTTGAGGTTGCTGTACTTCATTTCAATGTAGCCTTTCATAGCTACACCGCCGTAGCTGGCAAGTTGGTTGACTTCTCGGATGTCTCTTCGAATTCCAAATTCATCAACCGGGCCGAGATTTTCTTCCACATCTTCTGCGTAAGGTGTGTAGTTCACAATCCGCACGTTTGTGTTGTAGCGAATTTTTGGTAGCTTAGAAAGCTCCCTGGTGAGCGTGGTGTCTACAGCAGGGTCCATACCGCGAGAGAACGGAAGCTCCATACTTCCAGTTGCCATCGCCATGTCCCATTCGCCCGAGGGAAGGTAGCCGTCAAGTTGCTTGTAAGCACCCTTCACACTGGTGAACTCAATGTACCAGTTCGAAGCAAGGTTTCCGCTCCACTGTGGTGTCAGTGTCACCAGATCAGTGAAGATGTGCTTGACGATGCGACGGTGAGTCTCAGCCACAGAGTGCTGTATACGCAACTTGTCGCGGTTAAGCTTCTTGATAAGTTCCTGTGACCCTTTAATCTGCAGCATCACACCCTCCGAAGGTGCAAGTTCCAGGCGTCCTGCCAAGCTGTGATACCCATAATCTGCCACTTCACACTGCCGATGGTGGCCTGTCGGCCTACCAGTGGCGTAACGGCTGACTTTGCAACAATGAGGGTCATGTCGCCTGGAGTGTTCTTGAAGTCAGCCTGAGTGGCATACCTGTACATTTTGTACATGTCCATCAGGATGCCGGTAGTGGCCGCGCCTGCAGCGTCTGTGTCCGTGATGGGGTTGTAGGTACCGCTGAACGTCACGTTGACTTCGCAGTTGCGACCGAACAACTCACCCTCGGTGTAGTCTCCACCGTAGCTGTAAGCAATTTCGTCGCAGGTAAAGTGCTCAAAGCCGCTGGCCTCTGCGTATGCAGAGCGCACTCGCAGATACTTGTCGTCGCTCTTGAGGAACATGCCATCAGCGACTTGTTCGCCCAGGGCGACCAGATACTGTGGGTCGTAGTCACTGTCGGTGGGCGTATTCACCGTGTCTTTGACGTACTCGGCGTAGCCGTAGATGGGTGTACCCGCTGTGCGGAGTGCAGCTTGCCCAGGTGTTCGCAAGTCGAACAAATCGGTAGCAAGTTTGCAGGCCGCAGTCTTCCTGATCGTCTTACCTTTCCAGCCGTCCTCTACAGGTATGCCCATGACCCAGCGGTCGTTGTATACCTTGATTACTCGGCGCAGCGGAACACTGAGCGTCGGAGCCATCGAAATAACCCGGCGGCGCTGAAAGCTGCCGTCTGGTTGCGCTCCCTCGTAGGACGAGAATTGAGCCTTAAATAGCTGCAGATTGGTGTAGCCATCGTATACTACGTCGTTGTCGAAGTATTTGGCAGCGTTGGCAAGTTTCATGGCTCATTAGCCTGTCACGTTGTCCACCGGCAAACCTGCGGCAGCAGAGTAGACGCGGCTTGTGGCCGCGTCTACCTGCTCACCTAGGCCCACCAGGGCGGAGCTGACTCGCTGCTTAAGACTCAAGTATCCAGCTTCAACATCGTCGCGCAGCGTTTCGAATGGGTCGGTCACACGTTCAGTTTCAGCACGACCATCACCGACCCTGCGTGGAGCAAATAGGCTTGCGCTGCCCAGGAGGTGTTTGGCTATAGCGTAGGCAGAAAACACTTGAACTGAGTTCAGTAGCTTCGTCTGCGCAGTCGTGGGGACGGGTGCTGTCTTTGCTGCCTCATAGACACTTTCCAGGGTGGAGGAAATGTCTTCCAATTCGAAGCCCAGCTTCTGAGCATAAATTGGTAGGGCCAGTGTCACGTCTTCCAACTCTTCATCCGAAACACCAAGTACCGCACGGATTTCGTCGTAGCTGGTGTAGTTGAGCAGTATCGTCATAGCATCCGTCCAATGTGAGCGGCCATTGTAGATTTCCTAACGAAAATCTGGGCAGCTGGTGTTACACCTTAGCGCAGCTTGACTTTACGAGGCTTGTTGTGGGTTGTTTCAAACTGTGTAGCCATCTAAAATACAGAACACCTCAACGGAGAAATAACATGGCAAAGTACGCACACCCAGATGTTTTGGACCAAGGGCCAAACTTCATCAAAGTAAACTGCAACAAGGTCATCTGCACAAGCGCCTACACCTTTGGTGACAGTTACGCAACCGTAGTAGCAAATACCCTAGCCGAAGCCACAATGGCAAGTGGTGACTTCACGCTTGCCAGCGCGACCAATGACCGAACACTGACCACAGCAGCAGGAAAGCAGGATGCGTCAGCAAATGCTACTGGTGCAGCAAGTCACTTCGCATTCGTTGACACAGTAAACTCCAAAGTTCTATGGGTTACTGAAGAAACTTCAGGACAAACAATCACGATAGGGAACCCTGTAACGTTCCCTTCGCTGGTGTACACTGCCAAGCAGCCTGTCGCTCCTTAATTTGATGTGACATGTAACGTGCAGGCAACGCCCCCTGCACGCTTTAGGCTGGGCGTCAGAAAGAGTCTTATGTGGCAATCTCGTATGTAGGCGGAAAAGGCGCAGGCGCGGCCGGGCAGGGCGGTGGGTCCATCAGCCTCACCACCGGCCTCACTGGCGGCAGCGGCGGCGCGCCCATCGAGGGCGACCTGGTGGTCGTCACCGTCAGTGTGGGCACGGCAGCGCGTGCGCCCACCATCGCCATCAGTACGCCCAGCGGCTACACCCCGCTGACGGCGCAGCGCACCACCGCCACCACCTACGACACCAACGTCCAGACCTGCTACAAGGTCATGGGCAGCACGCCCGACACCACGGTCACCATTCCCGCGTCGGGCAACAACGCGGATGGCATCAGCTACGCGATTCAGGTTTTCCGAGGCGTGAATCAGACCACGCCGATGGATGCCACGCCCACCTACGCGACGGGCAGCGGAACGAACAGTCGGCCAGACCCTGCGGCCATCACGCCAGTCACGGCTGGCGCATGGATTGTGGTGTGTGGTGGTGGCGCGGCTGCAACGGGAGCGGCGTACACGGCGGCTTACCTCACCAACCTCATCACCAACTCAGGGCCGGACACCAACGACTCCTTGATTGGTTGCGGGTACTTCACCGGCTGGGTGTCGGGTGCGTACAACCCGGCAGTGTTCGGTGGCGGCAGTGCAACAGCCAACGATTCTTGGGGTGCGACAACGCTGGCCTTACGGCCCGCTCCCACTGTCACGATACTTACCGGCGACAGCAGCCGGACAAACCACACCAGCACGAACGGCAGTGTAAGTTCTGCACACACTGTAACGGGCAACAGCGCCGGGGAAAACACCACCTCGACCTCTGGGGCGGTGGCGCAGACGCACCTGCTCAGTGGCAACTCGGCTGTAACGAATCCGACAAGTACCCACGGTGCGGTGACTTTGCCGCCTCCACCGGTAGTGTTGACAGGTAACTCTGCACGGTCGAATAACACTTCGACTGCTGGGGCGGTGTTGCAGAACTATCTGTTGGCTGGCAACTCGGCACGGTCAAATAATACTGCAACTTCTGGAAGTGTGACGCAGACTCACACTCTGGCCGGTAACTCCGCACAATCAAACAACACCGCCACATCAGCGGCTGTTGCCCAGCTGCATACCTTGACCGGTAACTCTGCACGGTCGGACAACACGGCAAGTTCTGGTGCGCTGCTGCAGACTGTCGTGCTGACCGGTAACTCTGCACGGTCGAGCAACACAGCAAGTTCTGGTCCAGCCACCCAGGCTCATGCGCTGACGGGTGAGACTTCCCGGTCGGACAACACGGCAAGTTCTGGTGTTGTCGCTCAGGCCCATTCCCTGATCGGTAGTGTGTCTGAAAGCCGTGCAGCCAGTACAGCTGGTGCAGCGATACAGAACAGCTTGTTGACTGGCAACTCTGTTGCGCAGCACAATACCTCGACCACGGACAGTGCAGCGCAGACCCACACCTTGTCTGGTAACTCTGTTGCGCAACCTAACACCAGCACCTCTCAAGGCGTGGTCTCGGAAGGTGTACTGTCCGGTAATGCTGTTGCGCAACCGAACACAGCAAGTTATGGAAGTGTCTCTCAGAGGCATTTGCTGGCAGGTGCAAATTCTGTACAAAACAGTACCGCGAGTGTCGGGTCGGTATCCGCAGAGAGCCAGCTGACCGGCACCAGTGTCAGCAGCCAGCCTACCAGCACCTCGGGCACGGTCGCACAGACCCATCTGTTGACCGGCGCAAGCACCGTCACCGGCCACACAACCACCAGCGGCGCAGCAGCGCAGATCGTCACACACGAACTGACCGGCGAAGGCGCCAGCGCCCCTACAAGCTCGTCCAGCGGCGCGGCAATGCAGACGCACTCTCTGGTGGGCAAAGACGCACTGCAGGCCACGCTCAGCGGCGCGGCAGCGGTCGCCCAGGCTCATGTGCTGACCGGCGCGGGCGTGGCCGTCGATCACGTGGCCGCGTCCAGCCCGGTCGTGCAAGTTCACATCCTGATGGGTGAGGGTGCTGCCCAGGCCAACCGCAGCGGCACAGGTTCGGTGTACTTTTTCCCACCGGTACAGCTTACAGGTGCCAACTGTGCGCAGACGAACACCAGCACAGCAGCGAGAGCAGAAACCTATGAACCTACACCTTGGCACATTCGCAGGTTGATCGTTCCATTCAGAAATCGCACATTAGATGTGCTAGACTCTTCACGACAAATGTACGTGACAGAAAACGCACGTACGTTACGTATAGCCTATAGAAACAGAAAGGTCTTCAAATGATCTACACCCGACCAGATGGCCTCGAAGGTACACCGCACTCTCCAGGCGCGGCTCTTGACTACTACTTCAACTGGCGGCGCTGGTTGCAAGGTTCTGGCATCGTGTCTTCCACGTGGCAGGTGACTGCGCCTTTGTCTGTGTCCAGCGAAGCAATCGTTGGCACATACGAAACCAGTGTGGTAGTATCTGGCCCCGCAGTCCTTGGTGCTGAGTACACGCTGATGAATACCATCACGACGACTGACGTACCACCGCGAATTGAGACTCGCGTCTTGATACTTGAGTGCAGGTACCAGTAAAAGAAAAGCCCACCTAGGTGGGCTTTTCAGTGCCTCTCCGGGCAGAGGCTTTAGGGTTCGTGACGGTAGCGCAGCCAGTGTATCAGTCCTTGGCGGGCTTTGCAACGGGCGCAGGCATGTCTCAGAAATGAAAAAGCCCGCACTTGGCGGGCTTGGGTTATGCGTCAGGGAAAGGTGCGTCTGCTATGGTGTAACTGTCAGTGTAACGAGCAACCCCTTTAGTGGCCCGCACTTCGTCAATCCAGCCTTCAAGTCTGCGTTCTGTTGGGGACGATGTCCCTACCAAAACTTCTGAAGCAGAGTCATATGATTGGTTGTTAGACACAGTGCCCAACAGCACGCCGTCAATAAAGAATCGAAGGCTTGTGCCAGAACGGCACCAAGCCACAGCGTACCAAGTATCAAGGCTACGGGTGAAATTAACAGAGGAATCCCATGCCGTATTGGCGCGCCCCAGGCGAATCTGGCTGCCAATGAATGCAGCATCAAAACCGCCGTTGCCAGAACTACCGAATATCCCGGCGTCGGCAAGAGAAGAAAACCGGACACGAGCCTCCAACGTGAAGTCGCCGGTGCCAAAGTTGAAATCAGAATTAGCTGGGGTAGATATTCTTGCCCCTGCTGTCAGGCGCAACGATGACCCACCAAAAACACTCTGGGCAGTTGTGATAACCGCACCTCCAACAGCGGTGAATGTTTTTGGTCTAGGGCTGCTGTCCGTAAAGACCGTAGAATTGTTAGCCCCCTCAAAATGCAGTAAAGAGGCCACGGCGTCTATGTCAGGGTCGCCAGCGCCTCCGCTTCCAGCATCCACCCTCCCATAAACCCCGCCCGCCTTGTGGTACACGCCACGGACAGCAGCCGACAAGGTAGCCCGGATAGGTGAAGGAAGCGAACTCATTGGTCGGCCTGTACGACAGGAGTGCCGCTCACTGCAACAAACTGATACTGAGCATTGGCGATAGGATTCTCAATCATGGGTGCGACATCAGCGCCCAACTCGCCAACGTTAACCCAGGCAGCGCCTGCAGTGCCTCGACGTTGAAGCAAGGCTCGACCACCAGACACTTGTGCGATGAACGAGCCTGCAGCGGGAGTGAAGGGAGTGTTAAGTGCAGAAGCGATGGTAGCCATAGCAAGTCCTTATTTCTTGGAAGCGGGAGCCGTTTGGGCCGGTGCTGGGGCCGAAGGTGCCTGGGCCTTTGCCGGTGCGCTCACAGGGGCAGCAACGGGCGCTGGCTCGGCCACGATGGCGGGCTGGGTCTGGAGCCAGGGCGAGGGCTTGACCTTGACGCGCACACCGGGGGCGTAGCGCACCTTGGAGGTGGGGTCGGTGAATGCGAACTGAGCGGTGTTGGTGAACCAAGCACCGTCTTCGTCTACGATGATCTGTTGCTGCATGTGTCTTCTCCAATAAGTAAGGGCCATTGCTGGCCCTTACTGTATCACGTTTCAGTGCTTAGGAACTGATGACCATTGCGTCGAACAGGCGCAGGTCGGTGTCACCGAAGGTGCGGAAGACCTCTTCCGACCAGTCCATGCGCATGGCGGTGGTCTTCTTCATGGCGTACTCTTCGATGGCGTTGTACATCGCAGCAGTGTTCTGCACCAGGGTGATGGCCGAGGTTGCATCCACAGCGTAGATGGTGTTGGCGGGCACCGGGCCACCGTCAGCAGCACTCTCCACCAAGAAGATTCGAACGTCGTTGCCGAAGCCCACGTTCACTGCCACACCTTGAGGGTCAATGCGGGCAAGCGTCGGGTCGTAGTTGTTCGAACCGGGGCGACCAGTGCGGCCTTCCACCTTCAGGTAGGTGTCGATGTCCATGATCGCGTGCGTGATGCGACGGAACTTGCGGTTGCGGGCCAGGAACTTGGTCCAGGCTTTGTGCGTCAGCACGCCACCAGTGGAGGTAGAGTCCAACGAAGCCGAAGTCACCACCGACACAGCACCCACGTTCAGGTCGCCGTCACCTTCCCACAGGGAGTTGATGTAGTTGTAGGCGCGTTGGTCACGCTCAACTTGCAGGTAGCGGGCAGTCGTCATGGTCACGAAGTCCAGCGTGGTAGCACGCAAGGCTTGATCGGTCCATTCCATGCCGATGGTCCAGCTGCCGATACGACGGATGCGGTCGGCAGTCTTGAAGGTCAGCATCTTCGGGGGCAGGGCACCCTGGGAAGCACGACCGGCTTTGGCTTGCTCAGGACCACCGGCAGTACCGTAGTCGATCACCGGCTGTTCGAACACTTCGCTGGTCAGCGACAAGCGCGGGCCAACCATGCCGTAGAACGTGTCGATGTCGGTGGTGCGGTCTTGTGCGACTTGGCTCTCGATGGCTTCGAGAATCGAAATCACGGTCAGAGCACGCGAAGCCGAACCAAAGGGCGAGGTTGCCGTAGCGGTATTGGACACAGCACCGTAGCCGCCGTCCATCAGCGAGGCCATCGGAGTCGGTCGCAGACCGAAGGGGTTCTTGTTCCCAGGCAGGACGATACCGATGGATGCTTGGATTTGGTTGAAGGCAGGGCCGATAGCCAGATCAGCGTCGTGGTACTTCTGGTTGATGTACTGAGGCGGGGTCAGGCCACTGGCCTTGGCTTCGCCAATCAGCTGTTCAGCGGTGAAGTCAACTTGGTGGGTTGCACCAGCTTTGTCGATGTATGCGGGCATGATTTCTTACTCCGTTTTCTTGGGTGTTGATTAGACGCGCTCGATCACGCCGGTGGTGCCCACAGCGCCGGTACCAGCGGTACCCAGCGACACGACACGCCACATGTACGGAGCAGCAGCTTGGCTGGTGGCCGTGCAGACCTTGGGGAAGGCGCTCAGTGCAGTGCCTTTGGCGACCGGGGTGCCCGTCACCACGTAGTCACCGATAGCGACCGCACCCGTACCGGGGGTAGCTTGCAGACCATCGAATGTGACGCTCATGCGGGTACCGCTGGCGGCAAGCACCGAAGCGATGGTGAAACCGTTCTGGGGTGCCAGTTCGACGGCGTACACGACGCCTTCGATGGGGTTGCCCACTGCGCAGTTGTCGTAGCGGCTTTCGCCCACGAGTTTGCAGAATTTGCCGACTTCAGCTTGCGTCAGCTGGTTGCCAGCCCCGCTGCCTGCGCCGTAACGAACAGTCACGGCAGCTGCATCAGGAACCGAGGGTGCGATGAAATGGTCGAGTGCCATGATTCTTCCTTACTTCTTCAGAGTTTGGGTTTTGAAAGCGAACAGGGGGTCGGCAATCGCGGCCACCTGTTTGACTACCGGGTCGGCTTTGACTTCAGGCTTCTCAGTAGACGCAGTGGTTGCCGCAACCTTGCCGGGTTTGAACGCTGCCTTGAAAGCAGCGTCCAACTCGGCGTGAGACTCAACGAGTGCTTTCGCATCCATCTTGTCCACTTCCACACTGCGGCTCAGTGCCACAGCAAGGTTCTTGGTCGATGCTTGCACGATACCCACCAACGAAGCTTGCACTTCTTGGAGAGCGGCGACTTGCGAAGCAGCAGCGGAGGCCTGGAGGTTGGCTTGTGCCAACGCAGTCTGTGCAGCCGAAAGCTCGGTCTTCAAGAAAGCGACAATTTCGTTGTCGTTTTGTGTGGTGGCTTGCGCCCCCACATTTTCTTGAGAGGCTTCAGCTGCCACACTGGAATCGGTAGAGTCATCGTCCCCGCCCGTTTGTTCGGCCAACGCAGCTTGGGTTTCTGCGTCAATCGAAGCACCAGCGGCAATCGCTGCGATTTGTTCGGGGGTGAAAGTCTTTTTGAGTGCCATAGTGGTCATTCCGTGTTTGGGGGCATTATCAGCCAGGAATTCGGTGGCAACAATGCCTGCTGTTGCAGAAACACCAAAATTGACGGGAGTGCGTGCCACAAGCTTGGTATTGGAGGCTGCGTAGGCAAGTGCCTCGGTGTAGTTACCCAAGGCGTCGATCAAGCCTGCCTCCAGGCCACGCTTGCCGATGAACTCGCGTCCTTGCCCCATCACTTGATCTGCGATCATGGTAGTGGTGTTACGGTTCTCTGCCACTACACCGACGAAACCCTCGTACATGTCGTTCAACTGCAGCTGAATTTCTGCCTTGGCTTCCTCACTCAGCGGCTCATACGGGTTCGCCAGCATCTTGTAACGCCCAGCACGCATCACCGTGGTAGTGATGCCTTCACGCTCTTCCATTTTGCTGTACTCACGGTGAATTCGAATCACACCAATCGAACCCGTCACCGCAGTCTCACTGGCAATGAGGTAGGGCGCATTGCTAAAGAGCCAGTAGCCAGCACTTGCTGCCAAGTCGGTGTAGCCCGTCATGGGTTTGGCCTGAGCAAGTGCTTTCAGGATGCTTGCACACTGGTTGCAACCTGCCACACTGCCCCCAGGAGAGGCCACAGCCAACAGCAAACGTGGCGCTTGACGGTCGCCAGCGGCCAATGCAGCCGCTTGTGCGATGTCATCGTAGCCGATGATGCCCCAGGCGCGAAAGAACGGGCCGGTGTAGCCGCTCACGAGGTGGCCGCTGATTTTCAGGACACCGACTGCGCCGTCACGTTCGTACAGGTCTTCAAACGTGTCCTCTGGCTCGTCCGTATCGGCCTTGGCTTCGAAAGCCGTGACGGCCTTTTGCAGCGTGGCTTGAAAGTCGGCGTAAGATTGTTGGCTACCGAACCACAGGTTTGGATTGACTTCGAATTTAAGCATTTGAATTTCCTTTAGGCTGTGCCGGTGTGTTGGGTGCAATATTGTCGGGCGCACCGCCCATATTGCCGGTCTGACTGACGTTGTTGCCGTTCTCCGCTTGGGTCGATGTACCACCCATGAACATCGTACCAGCCAGCGGCACGTGGCCGTCACGTGGCAGGTGGCCCGTAAGTTCGATGCTGGCTTCTTCATCGGTGATGAAGCCCAGGCTCAACTGCTGCAGGATGCGGCTTTGCTTCATCGACTTGTAGGCTTCCAACTCGTTCTGTGGGCGCAAGTCCAAGTCTTCGTAGCGAAACTCCACGTGGCAGTCTTGTGCCAGCAAGCGTACTGCCACAGTCAGCGCACGACTGTACAGCACATTCAACTTGCGACGCACAATGTCAGCGTTCTTCAAGAACAGCATCGTACTGGTCGTCGCAGCGCTGCTATTGCCATCACGCCCCAGAATCGCAGGCATGGTCTTGGCACCGGCAGCAAGCTTGCTCTCCAGAATCTTCAGCACAGTCTGCATCGTATCGGCAATGTTGCCGTTGCTGCTGCCATTTGTGCCAAGCAAGCTGTACTGCACGCTGTCAAAGCTCACCAAAGCGTCTTCTGGCTGGATGTTCGACAGCTGCTGCGTGATGCCTGCAATCAGCGTGTTATAGAACTCGCCCAACTTTACCGGGTCGTTGCTGATGTCTGGACTGACGCTAGACTTGATCTTCTCTTCAATGATCGTTGCCGTCAAACGCGGCTGAATCACACGCTGCATGGAGCGGCGCACATCGTTCAGGAACTGTGCGTCGGCAATCACGCTTTGTATTGCCGACTCAAAGTAACTGGTGCTGTACGCATTGAGCAAGTCTTGGTCGATGCTTACGTAGAAGAAAGTCGGGATGTCAAGCTTTCGCTCTTGACCGCCGATGATCTGTACCGGGTACACGCCAGTGTCTTCTTCCTTGAACACCAACTTGGTGACACTCACTGCCTGCAAGAACGTGGGCAGGCGTTGCTTGTCCAGTGCAAGTTCCAGACCTGCACTGCCGTAGGCTAACATTTCCTGACCCAGCGACTCTGACAGCGATTGTAGGTCAGTGACAGGGTTGTAGCCCAGAGTCGGGTCGCCCAGGTAGGTGACTCGGCGCAGAATTTCGTGAGCAAGTTTCGTGGCCTCCACGTTGATCGCCCCATCGGGGTCGCGTGCCACGATGGTGTACTTCTCAGGTATGCCGACCCGTAGGTAGCTTTTCGTCGTTGCGCTCAGGTCTGGACTGGCCGCGATGTAGCTGCGCATGATGGCGCGGCTGTCTGCGCCTGCCCGCAGCGTGGTCGTGTCGGTGTTGGCCAGCCGTGCGTCGGGTCGCTGCAGGTTTGCCGTGGACTTGGCAACCTGCGTCTTCCAGCTTTGCAGCGCGGTGGGCTTATTGGGCGCTTTGCCAGGAGGCACAGACGGCAGCTGCCCCGGTCCTGCCTGGGTGCGGTTGAATAGGCGGTCGAAGAAGCTCATAGCAGCGGATTCTCCCACGGTTTGCGGGTTTGTGGTGTTACGTTCGGCCATAAGTGCCGTATTTGGGCGCTTGCGCGATGCTTATGAGTGGCACCCCAGCACTCAGACTACCAACACCACCGACTGTAAACCGCAGCTTTGCAGCTATCCACAGGTACAGCGTTGCAAAGTGCATGTGATCGTTCTCTTGTCCGGTTTTCTCCCAGATGTATGCAAGTTCTCCTTTGTCAGTGAACTTCTGCACACGCTTAAGGCTCAGCATCTGGTCTTTGTAGTAGGTGTCCAGATCGCTTGACTGAATGGCCCAAGTTCCGGCTTTAATGACACCAAGCAAGGTGTCTAGCGCGATGGTGCGATTGACCTTTACCAATCGCATTGCCATTTTGCCTTCTTCTGGGTTTTCTTCTTCCTCTTCAGTCGTAAACGGCGTGGGCTTTTTCGTGTTCACGAACATTGCACCCCAATTGTTTGGCCGTGCTTTGCAGATTCGCGTGACCAAGTCCGTGTAGGGTTGGCTGTCGTGGACCGCTACCACGACTCGGTACTCGGCAGCAAGCTCTAGCGTGCGCTTCTCATACTGCGTGTAGTGGCAAGTTTCCCGATGCACGATTACGAACGTGCCCTGGCTCTCTCGCCCGATCATGATGTGGCAAGTTAGACCTAAGTCTCCACCCATCACGTGAAATTCGCTGGACTTGAGGTCGGAGCGAACCGTTGCGCGTTCGATGTCGCTGGCAAGGATTGCTTCGTCTTTCTCTTCTCCTGTCAAACCGAGCGCCTGGTTCTTAAATTCGCTGTATCGCTCGTACTTTGTGCTGGTGTCGATCAAGTAAGGGACAGAAATAATGGTCGGAACACTGAAGGGTGTGATGTAAAAGGCGTGTGCCTCGTGGTTTTCGTGTGCGTTTTCGCACACAAACTCCATTCTGGAGGCGTGCAAGTTGGGATTTCTGCCGCATTTTGGGCACCGCAACTCAGCTTCTTTCCACCGAATCGTGTGGATATTTCGCTTTGTAATCTCTTCCAGAGGCTTGTTGTAGCCTGGAATGTGTACATGTTCGAAGTAATCCGGCATAAAAAGGTGGTTGCAGCAGTCACATTTGTGTATCTGACGGAACCTTTTCGCAGTTTCTGCCTCTTTACTCACCCCATATTTGTCAATTGTGGGCGTGCTGAAGATTTTTCGCAGCTTGTGTGGTTTGTTTTGCAAGCGGGAGATATAGACCGATGTCTGTGTGATGTCGGACTTGTCGAATTCGTCGTGAATCAGGCAGTTGGCAGGCGTAGACAGGGCTTGGGTGTCGGATTTCGTACCCTTGAAGAACAGGAAGCTGTTTCGTCCGAACTGCTTCATCTCGCTGTTGTTCATGTTGGGGTTTACCAGACGTTTTACCTCTGGTGATGCCTCAATCATGGGGTCAATACGGGTCCGGTTATTTTTCTCTGCATCGGAAGAACTCGGGAAGGTGTAGATGACCGTGAAGTCGTCTTGAGTGCAGCACAAGGCCACCGCGTAGCGGTACGAAAGCTCGGATACGCCCACCTGAGCTGGTTTTACGGTGATGGTGGTGTTGGCTTCGTCGCGCAGGATGGCAAGCTGGTATTCGTAGCTTCGGAAGGAGTACCGTCGATTGTTGATGTACGTGTTTTTGCTTATCCAAGGGTCAAGCGTAGTGATGCCGTAGACGTTTTTTACGCCGTCTTTCACCCGTTGCAAGTGGTCTACGATCATTTGAGGGCTTGCTCATACTCTTCGAAGAACTGGCGTTGAACGTCTTCGGGTTGGTTTTTCATGGTAGCGATGATAGCCGCTTCGATTTTCTTGACCATTTCGGCGTCGTAAAGCTCGGTCTGCATCTTCACAATCTCTTTGAGAATGCTGTTGATGGTGTTCATCACCTGTGCTACTTGGTTGGGCAGCACTTCTGAGTCGTAGCGAATCTCTTCAAGGTAGCTTTTCGCAGCCTCGTAGTTGGCAAGCAGTTCTCCGTCAAGGTTTAGCTGTTTGAGTTCCGTCAACTGGCTCTGTGGAACTGCTGGTGGGACGTATTCGTCCTTGAGTGAGAGGTCATCGAGCATTGTCATTTCCCAAGACAAATTCGAACATGGCTTTCGCTTGTTCGTGGGTGAGCAGGTTTGTTCCTGTGGGCCAGCTGTGACTGTCTGGGTTTTGGTGTTCGTGAGGTTTGAAGCTGATACCTGCGTCTGGGTAGAAGTCTTTCGGTAGCTTCCAGGCCATGAAGATGGTTGCCATTTCGTCTGTGGTCATTTCTGAGCCTCTCGGTATTGTCGTCTGATGCGGTCGGCAGTGGCTGCGCTGACGTTGGCAAGCCTCTGGATTTCTTTCGGTGGCAAGTTGCCTAGGCTCATGCGGAAGGCCTTTCGTGCGTCAAGCAGCGCCGTCTTGTTCTTGGGCTGGCGCACACGTGGCGGGCGTTTGATGGCGCGGCGTATGGCGACAGCGTGGTAGCCGGTCGCGTCGGCAAGCTCTTGGCTGGTGATTTCCCAGGCGAGGAACTGCGCCAGGAGCGGCTTGGGGATGGCGTCGATGATCTTCATGAGCGCCGACTGTAGCAGGATAGGCCTCAGCTATCAAGTGCCTCGTAGCAATAGGGGTGGCGGCTATCGGAGGCTGGGGCTTGATAGGCCACGGCTATTGGGTGGTTGCATCACGTGATGTAACAGCAAAGTTCAGAAAAGTTGTAGCGATGGCGAACACAGGAGAAGGCTGCAGCCGGCCGTTTCATAGGTGAAACCCTATACGTCACCGGCCAAGTTATCCACAAAGTTATCCACAACCCCTACCTGTGGATAACTACATGAGCAGGTGTTAATAACCTTCAGTGTAGGGTAGTTACCCCACAATGTAGCGCTTCACTGGCGCCGATCTGGTGCGTTCTAGAGGCATGTATGTCCATACAGTATCGACGCTTATCCACAACTTATCCACAACCTTATCCACAGAGTTATCCACAGACTCTTATATAAGACTGAGTTATCCACACCCCTGTGGATAACAATAAATCACACAATAGCGTGTTTGTCAATACTGTGCATACATACAGTAAACGCTACTGCATAGCATGGAAAACAGAACCCAGAAAATAGACACTAGACACAGCAGAAAATACTGTGCTATACTGGCGCCGTGCATATCGCTGCACAGACAATGCACCAAAATGGTGCATACACCAAAAACCCGCGCCGCTATATAGGCGCAACTCTGAAAGCCTCAAATGCAAAACGCAACCGCAACCGCAACCGCAACCGCAACCGCAACCCGCGCCGCCCGTTCTATGGTGCATGTTCGTGCCATGTTCCCCGATTGCTTCACCTTGTCAATTCTTGACGCGGTAACGTCAATCTACGACAAGGGCGCCGCCCTTGAGGTTCTGGCCCGCGCCATTGTAGGCGCCGCCCTTGAGTTTGGGCATAGTGGAAATGATGCCCGCGTGAAGCAATCCCGCGAAGCCTTGCAAGGCAAAGGGAAAGGCGCACAAGTCCGCGCCCGCGCCGTTCTGGCGCTTGACGCTGTGCGCGATAGCCTCAAGGCGCGGGAACTGTGCGCCCTTGACGATGGCGCCTTGATTGAGTGGGCCAGCATGGCCCATGCCCGCGCCGTTGACGCGTTGACGCCACCCGCCCGCGCCGCGAAACCCGCAACCGCAACCGATGGCGCAACCGCAACCGCAACCGATGGCGCAACCGCAACCGATGGCGCAACCGATGGCGCAACCGATGGCGCAACCGATGGCGCAACCGCGCCGCAACCGCTGCCCACCGTGCCCGATGTTTCCTTGATTGTCGCCGCAATCAAGGCGGGCGCATACGATGGCGCAGCCCTTGAGGCCATCATGGGCGCAATCGCAACCGCAACCGCAACCGCAACCGCAACCGCATAACCCGCAACCCGCGCCCGCTAGGATAGCGGGCGCCTATAACTATCGGTCAACCGATAGTTATAGGCCATCGCCTAGGGTTTGCCATCACGCAACCCGCCCGCCCGGTCCATTGGATGCCCGCGCCGCTCACGCCGCGCCCGCTGAAAATGCGACCCAGCACCAGCACATTAAAAACCGATAAGGCAACCGCGCCCGCTAGGGCAGACGCTAGGGCAGACGCTAGGGCAGACGCTAGGGCAGACGCTAGGGCAGACGCTAGGGCAGACGCTAGGGCAGACGCTAGGGCAGACGCTAGGGCAGACGCTAGGGCAGACAGTGCGCGGTTGTAGAAACTATGGGAAAGCAAAACCAAAAACCGATAATGACGAAACCCGCGCCGCTACATGCCGCGCCCGTTGACTCATTGTCCGATAATCAGGCTTTGCGGAACCATAGCGGAAAACTTATCGGGCACATACGCGCCACCCGCTACCCTTTGCGGCATGGCGCACCACACATTACAAAATCACGTTATTCGGGCCGGTTGCCCGTCGCACGTAGTACGGCATTATTTGTCAATGGCTCTATCGGTTAGCGCCCGGTATCCTATGGCTGTCTTGCGGGAAAGTGCAAAATATCGTTGCGTGATGTGTGGCCCCGACAGTGGACAAATACTAGGCTTGCGGAACACGCCTAGTATCCGTGGCGTATGCGAACAGGTTAACCCCACATGCATACTCGCCCACCAATTACATTTAGCATCCCTGCAAGCGTTTCTTGTGTAGGATAGGTCGGAGACTGTGACCCTTATTCGCTAGGATATTGGGTAGTCGCCCTTGAAATACGACCCTAGAAACGCCCCTGCATATGCTTGAACAGCAGCAAGTTTCGAGGATACTTCCGCAGTATCGTCGATCACACTTGCGGGCTATGCCAGCGACTCACACCACACGCAAGGTTATGCTTTGCGCGTTTGGCTCAATGGCAGCGTTGACCACGATGTAATCTCAAGCGATCAGCCGAACTGTCCGTGATCTGACAAATCACGTTAATCTACGCCCTGAAACCGTGGCGAGTAACGGTTAAGTCCTTGCGGATATGTGACATATCCGTGGCAACTGCCCCTAGAATCGCAGTCACGACCCGTCAGCGTGGAATACTGACTCAACCCTTAACTGTTCTTACGCCTAGACGCTAAATAAGGCTACTTGCGGGTCCAGCAAGTCTGTTCACACTAAGGCGCTGAATGTGCGCTGAAACATTCAAACACAACATATCGGGCAGTCGATGCCCAATCTCATAGCATGGATGCGGCCTAAGCAAGTCTTAGGCCGCAAACTTAAGCAACACCAATGCTTAAGTTTGCCCACCACTCTGAAAGGAAAATCATGTACATGATTGAAGCCCGCGCAAAACCCGGATACATCGTCCACCGTGACCAAGTTTTCACCCGCGAATGGGACATTGTGGCCCTTACACCCGAAGATTCCCGCGCTGATGATTTGGCAGAAGCCAAGGAAATCATCAAGGAACTGATGGCCAACGACTTCGACAACGACGGCGAAAACATCGCCCAATACCGCGCACGAAACATCAACACCCAAAACGTGGAGCACTCAGCATGAAATATCTCGCATGGAGCGGCGTCGTCCTGGCGCTCATTGGCATCGTTCAAGCCTTCTTCCTGGGCGTTTCGTACCATTTCGAGGGCTACGGCCTTCACCCGGCCATTTGCGGCGTCCTGAGCCTGATTCTGGCCCTTGGCGGCTGGTGGCTTGCGGGCTGGGCTGAGCGTTTGGAAGCTGAAGACGAATAATCGGAACCTGACCCCAATTTCGCGCATAGGGCCTAAAAAGCCCTCAAAATTTCCATCAGCCTCTGTAACAGAATAGCGCCAAGCTATCGGCGTCCAGCTTTACAAAGCGAACAGCCTAGCTTTACAAAGCCGACACAAAGCAAGATTCTTGCGGGCCAAAGCAAGATTCTTGCTCGGCCGCGCCCAAATCAAGGCCAAATCTTGCCCAAAAAGCCCTGCCTAGCACAACCATTTGTAATTTGTGTAACTTTACACAAACTTCACATTAGGCGAAATTCGGGTATTTTCGTCTTTAAAACATAGAATTTATACCCACTAACATAGGAAAAACCTATCATGCGACTCGCAACTTGGGAAAAATCCACCCCGAACGAATACTTCGGCTTCTCTCACTACCCACACAGCGGCACATCCAGCCACTTGTGGCTCAACTTCAGGCACGAAGACATTTACACAGCACACGCCGAAACCATCCGTAATTTCGGTGTGTACATCTGGTTTAGCGACGACAAAACCATCAGCATCACCACGAAAATGCATGATGTGCATTCTGCTGACCTCACCGAACTGCAAAACATGGTGAAGTTCTTGAAGAAGAACAACATCAACACGCCTTTCATGAAAATTGAGGGCAGAAACCATCTGCAACTCATTTTGCGAGACATCCTGAAACAACTGAAAGTCACCGAGCAAACCAATTACCCAGGTGACGAAATCACCAAAGTCAGCCTTGACCACCTCACAAGTCAAGTCCTGTCCTACATGCGCTCACAATTCGCTTGCTGGAATTTCTAAGCTCAAGCAATAGCCCATTCCATCAACATGGTTATGGGCTTTTCGTGGGTTTAAGACTCTGAATAACCACACGAAATGAAGGTTATTCTCTAGCGCTCAACTTCCGAAAAAACAGGTGTCATTTTTTCTGCCAAATCTGCCAAATCCACGGCAAGCTGAAACAAAAAAGGCCTAAGCAAGGTTTATGCCTGATTGACCACAATCTCAACATGGGATTGACGCCTAATTTTTAAGCAAACGAACAAAATCAAGCACTTAGCAAGTTTTTAGGTCAACAGTGAATATGGGTTAAGTTCAAAAAGTACCCCAAGTTTTGTTTTTGAGTAGTGTATGAAAAGCCTTCTCTAGAGCCCACTTTTTACGCTCAAAACACCTCTTCTAGCGACGCGTTTTTTTACACCCTCTTTACCCCCACCCCCCTATTTTTTCAAAACCGTAAACCGGGTATCACTGTCTGTGTAAAACCGCGCTAACTTGTTGATTCTTATGGGAAAAGCACTCTTATATAAGACCGCCTTTTTTGTAAGACTGTATACAAAAATTTCCCCGGCCAAAACAGCTAAAACCGACCACCACCTAATCCAGTCGCTCTTAACCCCCACCCAATCAAAAACCGTATTTACCCTCTTGACAAAATGAAAACCCTCCAAATCTCCGCCCACCCCACCGACTCCGCCCCCATCCGTCACCGCCGCGCCGCCGTGGCCTACCGTGACC